CCAGTCCATGCAGTTGTTCTTGTTGAAGAAGTTCCTGTAATGCCTGTTGATAAGTTTCCGCCTGCCGCTGTTAATCTGTTAGTTGAAATTGTTGTAATATCAGTAGCCAGGTTTGAAAGTGGTAATATATTACCGCCTGTGCTTACTGTGTTTGATGCATTGGTAATAGTTGATCCTTGGTGATTAGCCGCTTTCTGTAAACCAGAAAGTAATGAATTCCATTGTGCCGCAGATATTGTTGCTCCTTGCGCCACAGTTGAAATTTCAGTTAAGCCATAACCAGAGTCTCCGCTACCAGTACCGATGACCGTATTAATATCGCCAATGAATGTATTATAATCATTAGCAGTAATTGTATCACCTTGTTGATAAGCCATTTTATTTTACTCCTATTGCAATAGTTATTTTTTCGACCTCGTCTGAAGTTTTGTCAGTTAGTGATCTACCAATGATAGATTTCCAACTGTCTGTGTGGCTGGCCGCAACAGCAACTCCTGGAATGTCACTGCTTACCAACCTCTCACCTTTTGCTACCGGTCCTTTGACTAAACAAGGAACCCTCCCGGAAAATGCAACAAAAGGATATTCTGCATCATCTTGTTCAACATCATTCATTCTAAATGCTGGTGAAGTTGAGATGACTCCGAATACGTTTTCATCAGCTCTTTCGGCTGTGCGAGTAATTTCCTCAGCACCTCCTAGAGCAACAACCATACCTGGTTCCATTGGTACATCAGCATGATATCTTTCCGCAATATCACCATATTGTGCTGATGTAGATACACCGTATATAGTTGCGTATCTATTTGTTGTTGAACCTAAGTTTACAGTGTTGTTAGCTGATGGTCTAATATCGCCAACATGCTCTTGAGCTGTAGATTTTGTTAAAATTAAAATTGAATCACTGTCATATGCTACTGATGAATTTGATGCATCTTGAACACTTAATGCTTCATCGGCCAACGGCGCTGTTGCCGCCGGATCTAAAAACCCGTCTCTGATGTTCAAACCAGCTTGTAAAGAATTTGATCCTGCACCTGCTGTTGTTACAGAGAAGTTGTTATAGATATCATATGCTAGTGTTGATGAGTTAGCAATGCCATCTGTTTGATTACTAATATCAAACGATGCTGGAGAAAATAGTGCTACTACTTCTTCATTACCTGAACCGTCTGTTGCTACGATAGCCGTTAAATCAACTTCAGCATTTGAATTTGATGTAAAGCCATTTTGTCTAGCTGTTGTGGCCCATGTGTTATTGCCAACTTTTACTGTTACTGCGGTACTTCTTGTTTTTGACGACGCCATTGCTGTCGCTACAAAAGAACTACCATCATAAACTTTGAATACACCATCGCCGGATGTGTCTAACCACATTGTACCTGCTGTTGGTGATGATGGTGCAGATGTACCTACTGTTACTTGTAGTCTCTGCCAATTTGTATCGTATACTTTTAGAATATTTTCTGTAGTGTCATACCATAACTGGCCTTCCAAGGGTGAGCTTGGATTGGTAGTGTTGGCTTGATTTTCCAACATTTTGACCAAGTCTTCAGCAATTAATTCACCGTATCCTGTGTAGTTTTTACCAATTAGGGTAATGCCACCAACAACCTGGGTTGTACCAGGGGTAACTGTTGTTACTACAGAACCTCTACTGTTATTAATTGTGTATGACATTATATATTGCTCCTAACGTATTTATTTTCATTACTGCATTTGCACTCTAACTGTGTAAATAATCTCAATTTGTCTATTTGTACTCTTTTGTACTGGGTGGAAAATAACATGTGACAGCATTAAACTCTGATCAATGTCAATTGTACCACTAGCAGTATTTTGATAGTACGCAAACAAACCAAGCTCATCAAACACATAACTGGTATCAGTTATTGCATTATCAGTTGCATCTTGACCTGTGGGTTCTCCAAAGTCAAGTAAACATTTTACTTTTAAATCAGTATAAGCACCAGTTGATGCTATTACTTCAATATTGTTGCTTGGGTCACCGCTCTGTACTGACGTTGTAGCTGATGGTTTTGCTACAACCTTTTGATATGTTCGGTTGTATAAATCAGCAGAATTGTCTTTTGTAGAGCCAGTGTTGGTGCTTTTATACTTAATAGCACCAGTAGATAGCACATCAGAACCACCATTACCAAATCCCATATGATATATACCTGAGTCATTTAGTGTATGATGTGACAAGGCCGCCGCAATAACAAATGCCATGTTTCCATGGTGAATTGCGTTTTTCTTGTCCACAAGCACTTCTCCAGTTTGTTTGTCTGTGATTAACACATGACCTTGAACTTTTACTGTGCCTGTTTCATTTGGTTTTTCTGTGTTTTGCATATCTTTATTATACCCTATAATTCTATTTATTGTCAAGATTAAAACTATATTTAACCTTAATTAATTTACTTTTACTAGTTTTCATTGATTTAATAGAAATCATTCCATGTAGTACCATTATATCCTTGGTGTTTATTAACTGTGGTGTTGTAAATCATCATTCCAGCAGTAGGTGAACTAATTGCATCACGCTGTGTTGTTGTCATACTTGCTAGTTGTACTGCACCAGTAAATGCTGTTAAACCGTCTGATTTTACTGTTAATACTTCGGTATATGTACCGGTATCAACCAAAGTTAAAATAAACTTACCAGTGTTGTCAGCACCATCTCTGGCAATACTGATTGAACCAATGTCTTCTTCTGCTGTGTCGTCTTTGATTTTGAATCCCAGTGAACCACCATAACCGTCTGTCATGTCTATACTTGACTGTGCTCTGATGTTCAATGTTCTTACTGTAGTTCCAGTTGATTCTTGATCTCTTGTGAATGTGGAAACTTGACTAGTTGAATCTGCATTGGCATTGAAAGCCACAGCTTCTACGTTGCCTGCGTTTAGTATACTATATGCGTTTGCATCTAAGTTTGCAGTCATTGTTGTTGTGACATAATCACCAATGTCAGCAAAACTAGTTACAGATATATTTGCAAAGTCAAGATGTGTATTGCCAACTGCATCTATGGCAATATTTGATACTTCTATGTTTGCAACTCTGGCATCTACTCTAGCATCTGTGTAGTATAAGTTTGTACCTTCTGTCAAATCAGTTGTTGTGTTTGCAGATAAATCTGTGGTATCTATGTCAGTTGATACTACCCAATTTGCACCATTGTATTTTAAAATTGAATTTGTTGTTACGCCGGTTGTGTCTACATCTGAAAGTTGATTTATTGTGTTTGCACTGATATCTGTAGTGTTTGTATCAGCTGACAATTCAAATCTTAAATTTGCTGTTACATATTTTAAAATATCTCCATTGGATGGAGAAGTTGCAACCACATCTGATAAATCATTTATTGATGCTTGACTAATTCTGTTGTCAACTCTTGTATCTGTGTAGTATAAATTAGTTTCTTCTGGTATGTCTGCTGTTGACACTTGATTGGCACCTGTACCAAAATCAATATGTGTATCATTGACAGCATTAGCACCAATATTTGAAACTGCAATATTGGCTACTCTTGAATCTACTCTGGCATCTGTGTAGTATAAGTTTGTGCCTTCTGTTAAATCAGTTGTTGTTTGATTTGCAAGAGTTATACCTTCAGCAGATGACAAATTCACTATAGAATTTGCTAATTCTAAAAAGTTTAAGTCTAATTGTTCGTGAGTCAACGGAGCATTTGTTACTTGACTAGAAGATATAGCAGTTATGCCATTAATCTGAGTGGTAACATTTGCCGATGTTGCTCTTAATTTAATATTTCCTAGCGCCATAACAATATTTATTCCTATTCTTCACTAAAGTATCCTGTTAAACCAGATTGTGGTGTTGCATAGCCTGGTTTAACGTATGTTGTATTATATAAGTTAAAGTTACTGATACTACCTGCTCTGATAAACACTGCTTGTTCTGATGGATCAAGTGTTGCTACATCCCATGGAGCGTCGTCATTATCCCAAGCAGTTGCGTCCCATGTTGCTTGTACTGTTTTATCAATTAATTTGGTCCCAACTGGATCAAATGCACTCCATCTTGCTGATGCTGATGCATTTGGTATATTATGTTGTACACTAGCAGAACGTACAACATCAGTTGTTGTATGATTATATATTGGAGTACCAAGTACACCCCTTCTAATTCCTGTTAATGTATTTCCACTAATTCCTGTAAATTCGATCAGCTCTGCACCAATCCATATTCTGCTTGGATTGTTTTTATTAACTGCACCTGCTGGAACAACATCAATTGTGCCAATAGTTGTACTTGAATCATCTGGATCCGGAACAGACAATGTGTCCCAAAGCACAGAAGCATCTGCAACAGTTATCTCAGAAACGTTTGTATCAATATTTGCTGTCAATGTGGTTTCTGCAATTTTTGGTAATCTTTGATAGCTTGTTCTACCATCATGACCATAAAAAATTCTAAATGCATATTGATCACCATAACCGTGACTTTCGGTAACGTTGCCATCGTTATCAATGTCATCAATATCTGTGGCCATCTGTTCGTAAGTTATAGCAGTGATACTTAATGTTTCTTTTACTTTTGTTGGTATCATTTCTTGTGGATGATCTTCATGCTGTGGTCTAATAAAACCAGCACCATCAAAACTAATTGTAATCAAACTCCAATTACCATTATTATAATCTGTAGCAAAACTACTTGATGATGTATGATCTTTTGCTGTAAAGTAAACGTAATCTTCAATTAAATCCCATCTACTGTTTTGGAAAGTAGTTTCACTTGCAAGATTTTTGTGTGCAACATTACACTTATAAAGTCTATCATCATACACAACCAAATCGTCAACAGCATAAGTGTTTGACACACTCCAGTTTGCAAAATGTGATATGTCATTGTATTGTACATAACTATTTGATGTAATAACACCTGAACTGTTTGTATTAATTGTGGTTGTGTATGCTATACCAGATTGCCATAAATTTTTTCTTTGGAATAATGATCTGTATATTGTTTGTTGTACATCTGAATCCCAACCAATGTCGTTGTCAAATCTGTGTTTGTCAATACCAACAGTATTTCCTTCTTCATTAATTGTAAAAGGTGTACTGTCAAGGTCTAAGTCGTTAAATGGAGAAACAATATTATGTAATTGTTTCATAAATGCATCAACAGAATCAGGATTTGATGTAATTAACGAAGCCAACTGTTCTCCAAAATAATATTTTGCTATTCTGTCAATTGCTGATGCATCAGGTACAGTTGTTAAAGATGTTCTGGCTTTTAATGCTTCAAGTTGTTCAGCTGGTGTACCGGAACTTAATACTTCAATGTTTTTAGAAACTCTATCAAATACTAAATCGGTTTTCATATTAATTGAATATTCATCCATGTCAACATTAGCTTCTTCAATTGCTGTTGTTTTCTTAGATAAGAAGTTTAGCAGTTTACCATGATATGGTTTAACTTCATTGATATAACTTTCTACAAAATCAAAAGTATCTGGTTTATACGAAACTTTTTGTTGTAAACTGTTGTCATTTTGTAGAACATCAAAATAACTGGTTTTGATAATCCAATCAATGTTTGTTTGTTCAGTGAACACATAGTTAATACATTCAAACATTAATTCACTTAGTGATTGTTTATATGATCCAGGTAATATTGTATTATACAATGTGCTCATAATTTCTCTAATTTCTATTGCACTTGCTGTACTTGAATAGAAGTTTTGTTTTAATTCCATTGTGCTAGTTTGTGTAGCAACTCTTACAAGTTCATATGTAGCTGGATCTATACCTTCATCATCTAAGTGGGTTGACTGTGAAGATGCAGAATAAATGTTACCGGTTGATGCACCTGTTGTGGCTGTTGATGCTTGTTCTGTTGTATCTGTTGCCACATCAATATTACCTGATAAAATACTTTCTCTGTTGCCGTAAATGTAAATGGCCCATTTAGAATTGTTATCAATGTTTACTTTAATAACTTCATTTTTTGATAAAACCGATTTGTCAATTTCAGATGCTGTGTCGACAATTCTATCGATAATTAAAGAACTGTTATAACCATCTAAATAAAAGTCAACTTTTTCATACAGTGTATTAGTATTGATATTACTATCCCAATTTGGATATTCAAGATCAAGATTAATTTTTGATAAAATGTTATTAGCTTTGTATCTAAATATTCTTCTTGCTTCTTGAACATTTTTAAACCAACTTTGTCTTGGTCGAACCGTGTTACCATACTTCATATTTTCATGTAATGTAGTATCAGGAACAGCAAGACCGGATGCATCTTGGCCTGATAATGAATCTGTGAATTTATTCCATACACTAGTAGGAACTAAAGCATTAGGATCGTTTTCTTTTATCAATAACCATTGTTTGTGTATTGGCACATCAAGATCTTTGATTTTATAATTAACTCTTAAAACACTATTTTCGGTTGAAATAAACCTTGCAATGTTTGAAACTAATATGCTTGATGTTGATACTGGTGCGTACCAACTTAATCCTTGAGAAGTAGGATTTTTTAGTAATCTTTGTACTGACAATGCTGAAATATTTCGTTGATGGTTCGCAGGAATTTCAGTTCTGGCTTTAACCCAGAAGTAATAAGTTGTATGCTCAATGCCTTGCTTGTCAGTTTCAGTTTCAACAACATAATCAGTTGTACTTTGAACTGTTCCGTCTAAACTCCAACTGCTTGGTGCTTTTGTACTGCTTACCCACTCATACACATCGATAGTTGATTCTGGAAATAACGAACCCCAGTGTCTTAGTCTATATTGTTGATCAAAGTTTTCATATTCAATGTATCTTACTGTTGATAAATCCCACCATAATTGTCCTACTTGATTTTCTCCCCATACATCTAAATCATTTGCTGTTTTAATAGAGTTGTTTGCTGTATTACTAAACACCGCAGGATTTGTTTTTCTTATATAAGATAATTCTCTCATTGCAACACCTGGGTAGATATTTTTAATTGGATCAAACACTTCTAAATCAACTTCGTTGTCACCTTCATAGTTGTTATAAATTCTCGATCTGTTTAACAGTGCTGAATTTACTTGAGTGTGTTGCATTCTTTTTGTAGTATTAAACAGTGTTTGGTTTGGTGTTGTTGCTGTATAGTCAACATCAGAATTAATAATCCAATAATTGCTACCAATTGTAATACTTGAGTCTACGTTGCTGTTACTTGCTAAAATGTCGTATGCTGTTTTTACAGAAGCATCTGTGGTCATAGTCATTGTATACCATTTGTTGTTGCCGCCATTGTCTAAGAAAATTTTGTCTCCATCAATAAACGTTACATCAGAACAAACATTTGATACAAAATCATTTACAGTTGCAGATAAACTAGAACCAACATTGCTTTGATCAACTCCGTTGTTTCTTGATGCAAGTCTTACATCTTTCCATTTATATAAAGCATGTGTACCACCTGATAAATCATTTGCTGTTATAGTAGTAGCACTTCCATCAAGTTCTGAAATATTGTATAATGCTTTTTTGTAATTAACTGTAACTGTAGCATTACCTGTTGTTGCATTTGTGGCACTAAAGCTCAATCTTAATGTTGTGTTTGATCTATCAGTTATATTACTATTAAAAGAAGTTACTGTAGCATTTGCAGATAAACTTTGTGTTGAAATTAGTAAAGAAGTATTTGCAGTTGATCCTAAATTAATTGTAGGACCTGTGCCGTCAAATGCTTCATTAATTGTAACAACAACATTTGATACTGTATCACATTTTAATAAACTGTCAGCAAAATCAACGTTTGCATTTAATACTGTATCTTTGATTGCGATTTCAACATCTGCTTTTTCAGGAAATTGTAATCTATATCCAGAACCGCCGTCAGTTATATATGCTTTATCAATTACACCGGAAGTCTGTTCAAGTATACCTTGTGCTGGTGTTGTACCTGAAACATGAATACTTGGACTTTGATATCCTGTGCCGCCATTGTTAATTTCTAAATCAAGTAATGCACCAAATGTTGAGTCGCCATAAGATGCCAAGCTTCTTGCTGTGATTGTGTTTGTTCCTGTTGATACTGCGCCAGATGTACCGCCTGTAAACACATCAGTTGCAACTGGTGTTGCAGTATGTCCGTTAATATGTAAAATTGTAGTTGTTCCGTCTGTGTACACATTTATAATAGTTGCAGAAACTCCACTAACACTACCTGTGATTGTTTCTCCTTTTGTAAACGGTGTGGCTGAGCTAGATAAAGTTGTGTTAATTTGATACGTAGGATTATTACCTTTAAATCTAATAACAGCACCTACTCCGGCAGAATCAACACCGGCTGTTTTAATTGATATATCACCAGGTTCGCCAAAGAAGTTTGCGCCACCTGATACAACGGCAATGTTTGTTATACCACCCGACATATCAATTGCAGTAACATTACCTGTTGCAGATGATCCACCCGATCCAGAAACTTCAACGCTGTCTCCAACTGAATATCCTGAGCCTGCTGTAGTTACTATCATTTCAAGTACTTGATCTGCAACATTGCCGGCAACAACATCTGCACCCGAACCACCAACATTTGCAAATTCAAATGTTTTTGACACAGATTGATCTTGTAAATTTAGTGTCAGTGTTTTATCACCGTATGTATCAGCTGTGATACTCTGATCGGCTATATTTGATTTTTCTAAAATTAAATTTGTTGAATCACCGTGTATTGTTAATAATTTTGTTGGTTCTGATAATGTAACAGTAAACGGTTCTGTTGAAGTTACTGATTCAATGGCCTGTGAGACTTCTGTGAATCTATAAACATTCCACTCTGTTGAATTATCTTTTGCTACCCATACTAAATGTCCTTCGTTTATACTTCCTGATAAATGATTATTTTTATAATAACTGTCTAAGTCTGTTTTTGTAAACACTCTTGCATTAACATCTTTATAATGTACATACCCAGCAGTTGGCATTTCAAATGACTCTGGTCTTGTTGCAAAAAGTTCTTCAGAGTTTTTATTGCCATTTGGTTTTTTAACCCATCTTGTATTATCATCAACATCTATTGTAATAATGTTATCGGTCTTTATATCGGTTGTAACTACATCATCTTTTTTAGGTAAGAATTGGATTATTTGCGGATTGGTTTTAATTTCTTCATCGCTGAGTTTTACTTCAATTGATTGATTAATATCGTTACCACCAAAGTCTGAAAGTTTAATAGCATAATATTCATAGATATTAATATCTTGATTGTCTAGAACTGTGTTGCTTCTTAACAATCTATCAATTGCATTTTTACTACCTTTTTGTTTAACAAACCCTTGATAAAATCTAACTTGATTTTCATCAATGATTTCTAAGTTATCTAAGTGATCTCTAGACTGATAGCCAATTGTGTGTAACCCAGCTTTATTAAGTTCATCATTGTTTGTAGTTGAATCAACATCAAGATATGTTTGAATATCTTTTGCTGATGTGTCAAAGTTACTGACAATACCGCTTGTAGTAATTAAATGACCGTTTGCTTCTAACTTACCAAGCCAGCCTGTTGATCTTAAAACTGTTTGTTTTAATCTTGGTTGTCTAATTGCAAGTACCGGTTCGTAAATTACATCTCCAAATGATGTAGTATTGTCAAAAACAGTAACATGTTCAATTTCTCTAGTAAACAAATTAACAAAGTAAATTGGATCATTGTTGTCTTCTGTAATAGTTACTTTTCTACCATCTCTAATCACTGTTGTAGTTGCGGCATCAATTGGCATACCCGATCTATTAAGAATAGCATAGCTATTACCGATAATATCTTCAACATTAGCAACAATACCTTTTTTAGGTTCAAAAGAAACTTCAGATGCAAGAGGTGATAATGTTAGTACTGAGCCATCTGCCCATTCACCTAGACTCCAAAATAAAAATTCTTTTGCAGAGTATAGCCAGTCATATGTTTCTCTAATTCTGTTATTTTGTACATCAAATATCCAACCTTGATTTTCTAAGTATCTTCCCCAGTTAATCATAAAATCAAATACTTCTTGTTCTGATGTAAACTCAGTTCCGTATTCAACTATTTTAATTGAATCGTTAACAACGTTTCTATAATATGTAACTTTTTTTCCACCCTCTGTTGGCGCTTCTGCAACAGATTGATAATTGCTTGGTGTAAATTTATCACCGGTTGTATGATCTTTAACTGCTTTATAAATTTGTCCTTCGTACTTGATATAATCTCCAGATGTTAAACTATTACCTGGTGTATATGCTGGAACATTAATTGGCTTTGCTCCAACTACAACTGGTGCTTTTAACCCATTTATATCACTTTCTGTTACATTAAAGTAGTTTGCACCTGCATCATATCCATGCACTTTATAACCGTTGCTTGTTTTTTCAATGATAACACCAGAATATGCAGTTTTACCAACAGCTTCGCTAGTGTGTACAAATGTTGTCACGTTGTTATCTGGTAAGAAAATACTTGAAGTTGACGATGTTGGTGAATATGATTCTGCTTGTACTCTGTATGAATCAAAATCTATATAAGATGCTTGTTTAATACCCAACTGTGGATTTACATTTCTAATAATACCACCATATAAATTTAAAACATTTTTAGTCTGTGATATTAATCTTTCAGAAACATATTGATTGTATCCGTAACCAACTACTACTTTGCTATCTGTAGATATTTCTCTATGAACATATACATTGTTGTTTAACCTTTTATTTGTTAATTTTGAAAATTTTTGTTTTTTGTTTATGTTAGCAAAATCGACATTTAGTGTGTCAAACATTGTTTCACAAAATTCAGCTGGTTTGCTTACAAGCATCACATTCATCATAGCAAACGCATAAGAACTGTCAATAACAAAAGCCAATTCAGCTGGTGATAGATCTCCTAGCTTCCAGTCTTTTTTAGCTTCTGTTGAAACAGGATTAACCGAAATCAATCCAATATCCTTTGGACTTCTTAATTGTCCTTGCAAATCAACAGGAACATAATTAGTAAACCCATCGTGTCTATAAACATTAGATTTATCAGCATACTCATTTTTTAAATTATTTCTTCGACTACCAAGTTTGATAATACCTTGTTCAATATCATTAATTAAACTATTTCTTTTATCAACATCAGTCCATGAATATGTGTCATCCCACCAGTTTGGTTTAATGCTAAATCCTAACATTTCCCATGGGTGTGAATGTGGTCTGTGCGTACCGTAAAACTTTTTAAATATACCTCTCCAATGTCCCGGAGTAGGATCGTTTGAAATATTTTTTACAGAAGAATAATTCCATGTTTTCCAATCAGTTGAATCATACGTTTTGTTTAATCTCATTTCTACTTCATTTTTTACACCCCAATCATATGCATGTGATCGAATTGCTTGAACAAATTCTTCGTAATTGTAATCTTTTTTATTAAAATAATTTCCAAAGACATGATCGTAAGATAATAAAGGAACATAATCTGGATCAATAAATTTAACTTCAATGTCGTTATAAATTCTTTTTTCTAACTCTAATAGTGCTGTATCTTTAAAGTTGTTGTATTTTAAAGTCAACGAACCATCATGTCCTTGAATAAATGTTTGCGATCCTGCAGAATATGATGTATCAGATATTTCTTGTGGAATAAACACTTGACTTATTCCTAATTTTGATGGTGTTGCTGGAATCCACGCAGGTTGTTTTACATCAAAATAATCAACTTGAATTTTATCTCCTATAACAGGTTTATCAGCACCAATAAACACAATTTTTGTACCGGCGGAATTGTCTATAACATAATCAACGTTCATTAATTGAATTACATTATTCTTGTAAACATATAAAGATTTAATGTCTTTATCAGTTACTGGATTATAACTAACATCTAACTCTAATCCAGGTGCACCTACAAGATTTAAAATTTCTTGATAGTTCTGCGTTACAGTTGATGTATCATTGTTCCATGTTTTATTTGTAGAATCAATAGTAATTGTGGTACGTTTTCCTGTTTCGCCATATGACAGCATTAAACTATATGACCAATTGTTGATTAGTTTTTTATTGGTATTCATTTTCTTTAGTGTGGCATCAACAAGCTGTTTACCGGACCATGTTCCAGTGTCGTTTTCTCTATCAACTGCTTCTAGTGTCTGAAGAAATTTATTTTTGAATCTTACATATTCGCTTTGTGCATATCTAACAGACTTGACAATATTTCTGTCATCACTGTTAACATGGGTCATAAATTTTAGTAACGGTGCATTGTGTTGTAAAATTTCAGTAGATAAATTTAAATCTTTTCTAGTGTCTCGATATGTGTTATTACCTAGTGCAAGTCCTACAAGATTATGCTGATTTTGTATACCAGAAGCAAAATGATCTAAGAAATTACTATAACTGTAACTAACTACATCTTTGTTTTGTGAGTTATTAGACAAGTTTTTTGGCACTTCGTGATAGGCTGATGTTAGTATTGTATCAACATCATTTGTATCATACTTTATTAAAATATGTTGATGATTTTCTAAATCACTATTAAATTTAATAAACTGCCCAAAATTAATTGTATAGTTTGATACCAGTTTGTTGTTAACATATACTTGCACGGACTGATCACTTGCTACAATAGTATCAAGTTTAAAATTATTTTTGATAGAATATTCGTCAGTTTCAAATTCTTGAATTAATTTTTGTTTTGATTTTGTTTCAACTGATCTCCATTCGTTAAAATAATTTGTTTCTGTTTTTTCAGCAACAGTAGAATAAGGATTATCTAATAAACTTATTTTTCCTCCCATGCCAGGATGTGTATTACAGAAATAATATAATGTGTCAGGAGTTGATGCTGTAGGATTAATTTCGATGTATCTTTTTTTGGCTGTGTTAAAAGAACTAGATTTAAAAACCGTTTCTGTTACTTCAACATTATCAAGATAATATTTTACACCGGTATTATAAACTGTGCCCGAGTTGTGTACTCCGTCGTCTGTTAAACTTATCAATACAGGATGATATGTTTTTGAAAACCCGTTTGAACTAAACGAACTGTCATTTAATAATAATTTATAAGAATTTCCTCTTTGTAAATTTAATGTTTGCTGTTTTATATTTTCTATATAAACTTTGTTAGCAGAAGATGTATAGTCTGGATTAATTACTAGATCATATTCAATTGTATCTTTTAAAATATTTTTATAATCAAATTGTTTATAATACTTGAATCCATTTATACTAGAATCAGTGTTTAAAAAGTTTTCAAATTGGTAGTTACTAACCGAATTATATCCTACATAATAAGGTGCAAATCCTAATACAGAATCAGTGGCGCCTGTGCCTATTTTATAGCCAAATATTTTATTACCAACAAAAGTTGATAATGGATATGTAATTGAATCGTCTAATGACTTGCCGTTACTATCATATAATGCAAACAATGGTGATTGATTTAAAGAAGTTTTCTGTTGTGATACTTGCCATGCATATCCTGTCCAGTAGTATTCTCTGCCGGCGTTCACTGCACCAAGTCTAATAGTCACTAAACTATAATCATCAATAGTAACGCTGGGTACTTTTGTAAGTGTTATAGATGAGCCTACTCCTGACACTTGCCATATTGAACTTGAAACATCAAAGTCGGTACCGGAGATATCCCAACCAACGTCACCGCCTGTTAGTCCTGACGTTGTTGTAATGTCGCCATCATCTTCAACTGGCGTTAAAGGATTATTATCACTGTCATGGTCCCATGGATAACTATCACCATCCCATGGTGTTAGTGTTGTTTCAAAGTTTGAATTAATAAACAATATTTTCATACCATCGCGTAATTCAATATCATCAATTCTATAACTTGCTTCTCCTGTTATATCATCAATTGTGTCTTCTATAGACAACACGTCAACTGTTTGTGTGTGTTTTTCTCCGTAGTTATAAAGTTTTATATCTTTTTTGAATTCGATAATAGGTCTTCTACCTTTTCTGCTAATATCTAATTGAAATATTGAAGGTTGAAATTCAGTTGTGCTATCCCAGTAACCATCGTCCCAACCACTGATAGAACTTGTAACACTATCAAAAGGATGATATACGGTTACTTCTTCTTGAAAGTTTTTATATGCTGTAATAACATCTTTGTGTACCCAACCGTTAGTTCGAGACCATGGATTTTTGTCAGTACAACCTCTTTCAATTGTAATATAGTCAGGATTTTGAATTGAAGGAACAGTATCCCATCTATTTGAATCAAATCCATCTGTTGTTGATGTTGTTCCTTGATCTTCAGCCGGATCCCATGGAAGAAACTCTTCATCTAAAAATAATTCAGTTTCGTCACTGGTTTCAACAAATTCAATACCATTTTTGCTATTAACACCTTCAACAAAATATCTTTTGTTTGCATAACTTGAATTTGAAAGATAGTTTGATGAAAACTCAATTAATAAACCTGATGTGAACGTAATTCCGTTTGGTGATGTATAAATTTTTAAACCAACGATATCATCTGGATCGATTTTATGTAATACAGAAATGTTATCGCCTGCGGATAAAGTTGGACTACTTATAGTTAAATTTAATCCGGTTGATGTATACGTTGAAATCAGTGTTCCGTTAACTTTTACTTCATCGTTACTTGATATAGGATATTCTAATGTGAAATCTTGGCTGTTTGTTGCTGTAAATGTTTCAGTAGTTCCTGAAACAACAACACTCGGAACACCAGTATCTAAACTTGGATACCAATAATAGTTTTCGTAATTTAAAAATTTATCATAATCAATAGGTGGAGAATATGTATAATATTCTTGACCAAACAATCTATTTTGATTATTAATTTTTCCATTTTCATTTACTATGTAATCAAGAGCTTCGTTAAAAAATATAGAATCTGACGTTAGTAGATTGTCAGGATTTTTTAATGTGGCTGTGGTTTCTAATTGATAATTCTTTCTTAAGCTGTTATCTTCGGGCTTGTAATTATCTTTGAAAGGATTATAATATGTGCCGTATTTTCTACCAATCCATTCAGTAACTTTTTCATTGTCGGCTTTTGAAAATGCTTGTTCTACTGTGCCATCAAAAAAGTTTTTCAGTTTTGGATTCTGTAAAAACTCTGGTAACTTTGAACTTACCTTAGCCATTTATTAGTAACTCCCAGTGTCTGTCATTGAAGGGTTTAAATTGTTTCCAGTTAAACCTACTACAATTTCAACATCCTCAACAGATGCCGTTGAAAAGAAAAGTTCATTTGGTTCTGCTCTAATTTGAAAAAGATTACCAAATTTTGATTCACTGTCATTGGGCACAATTACAACAGATGAAATTTGCGACGACAGTTGATTGTGAATGTACGCTGATAATTCTGTAAAAAAGAATGTGTCTCCAAAATCCCAGTTTGCAATATTAAAGTAATCGTTGATTGCATTAACAACACCTGTTTTAATTTGATTATCTGTAAATGTTGCACCTGGTATTTTAACTACTCTAAATGTAGCTTGGTTAGCCACATTAGCAGTTTTACCAAACAACAATTTAAATTTAGCTGGAGAATAAACTATTTGATCTCCTATTGTTTTATATTTTTCAAGTTCTGCTAGTGATTCTTTTAACTCTGTTGCAGTTGGTTGAACAGGTAATTCTGCGGCAGTTTTATTTGCGGCAAACCAGTTCTGTATATTTGTATAATATGATGTTTGTAAAACAATCATTTCAATAATGTTAGATACGCTAGGATCAACTCTTTGTGTTCTTGGTGCTGAATGCTTATACTGAAAATAGAACGGCTCTGATGTTGTTGCTGTTCTTCCAGTATACGCTTTATAAATTGTATTACCAGAAACACCATATCTTTTTGTATATTGAGATGACGTTCCGTTGTTAAGTTTAGTATTATTCAAATAAAACTGTTGATCAGTTGTTAAAAATTCAAGACCCGCTCCGGTTAATACATCAACTTGAGAGACCTCTTTGTTAATCTTGTAATATGTATAACCATTGTAATCGCTGTAACTATTAAAGAATACAAAATTAGTATCGTTAATTAAAAGTTCATGACCAATTGGATTGTCTGGCATTCCGTCATCGTCTGAATCATAGTTTGCAATTTTAACTTTTTTAGTATCAACATATCCGTCTTGCTCAACAAATTCTTCGGACAATTCAAATGTTACCGGGTTTGTTAATTTTGTTGTACTTGCTGGGTTTGATAATACGTCTACATCTTTGTTTATATCAAGTATTTTGATTGTATCTTTGATTGCTTTTCCTGTTTGTGTACTAATATTTTTATATTTGTCTACATAGAAAAATCTAACTTCGTTGTCACTTTCAAAAACATATTCTAGTCCTCTAACTGTAAAAACATATTTTGGTGAACTAGCAGTATCAGATGCAGGTATGTATGAAGCTCTTATTAACCAAGAAGCATCTTCACCTAATGAACTGTATCCGCCGTGTGACTGATTATATTTTACTGTAAAATCTGCTGAGGTATCAACAAAGTCTTCACCAATTACATACCATTTATTTGCTGTTGTTGATAAATCTCTGTAATGATATCCTATACCGAAATCTAATCCTGCTTCCATTTGTGCCTGTATTAATGCTTTTTCATCAGTTGACAATGTTGTCCTAAAAGCTGGCAAGACTTTTCTAACTTTTAGGCCAGCTGTTATTTCTTGATCAAGTGTGATTGATCCTGTAGTTTCTGATGATAAAATTGTACCATCATTAGTAACAGAAACAACAGTGGCCCATTTGATTGTAGTAGGGTTGGAATAACTGTCAACAAATTCTAACTTAGCACCAGGTCTAATAAATGCAAGTTTTTCATTTGAACTGTATGGATTATTGAATACTGTAATTAATTGTGCTGAATTTGGTCTACCTGTTGCTAACACCGGGGCGTTACCAATATAGAAAAATCCAACGTTGCTTGATCCTGAAACTGGATAAGGTTGCCACGCAACTTGGTTCACTGATACTTGATCCATTTCAAATTGATCTGAATCATGATCAGTTTCAACTGCTTTTTTGTAAGTATCAAAATAAAAATTCTTTAACTGTGGTTTTTTTAATAAAGGTTCAAGCACACTATTAATAATGTAACTATAACTAGAATTATCTGATATAATTCCAGTTATTTCTTCAGTAGCCAATGTAAAGTTTGGATTCTTATACAAGATTCCATCTTCGCCAAAAACATTTACATTTTTAACAGTACCAGTAGGGTCATTTGTATCAAGATATCTTGAATGACCTATGTGTGTTCTATTAATTGTTTTGATTTTTTGTATTGTTTGTGATTGTGTTAATGGAAAAATTGCATAGTCTTCTGCATTTACCATACGATCTTGTGTATAGAATGCCACCGGTGCATTATTTTTAATATTTGCATTTGTTTCTGTATCAGATGAATTGTTAACAGTATATGTTAATGTTAAACTTAGTGTAGCCTGATACTCTTGACCGTCTTTGTTAAGATAAGTCAATGTAACTTCTTTGTTTTGAATTCTGTTTGCTCTTAATACTTGGCCTTTGCCTTTGCTTCGTCTATACCAAACTCTAATATTTCCTTTGGGTGCATTACCAAAGTTGCCATCTGCAAACAATACTTTTATTTTGTCGTTATTTTCAGACTGTACGTTAAAGATATTTCTTTCAGACAATGCAAGTGAATTGTAGATGGTGTTTTGCCCAAACAACGAAGGAACTTTTTTCCATTTTTCTATTGGGACACCGCCAGATGATACTTTCTGTACCCAAACATCTAAATCGTTAATGTTTGTTTTATCAACAGATAAAACTCTGTTTGGTATTGGGTCGTTATAATATTGGTCTTGGTATTCTAATTCACCTTCTTTAAAATAAACAAAAAACCCAGTGTCAACTGATCCAAAACCTTGGTTGTTGTTTCTATATATTATAGTAAATGCATCTGTTTGGTCTGGAGATCTTTCTTCTAAATAATTAGAAGTGTTAATTGATGATTTTACAATATCAATTTTAGTATTCACTCCGTCGATGCTAACAGAAATAGGTTTAACAACACTGGTGTCTGTTTGTGAGTTAACATTATAAATTTCTGTCGGTACTCCACCAACAACTTTTTTTGATGTTGGATTGCCAAACTGGTTTGTTGAATTAAACATTGAATTACAAATTGTTAACCACTGATCATACCAATCAGCATTTGTAGAATCGTTCCAAGATATTGATGTGTTTGAAAGTTCATTACCATTAGAATCTTCTAATGGTTCACTAGTTAAAATTTTTGTAATTTTTAAAATACCTCTAGCAGGAACATTTCTTTTAGTTCTGTAATTAATTAGTTTTGCTAATCGAATAATTGAGTCTCTTCTTTCAGCAGTATCTAAAAAGTTTTCTCTTGAATTTAAATCTGTTCTAAATGCAATACTTTGGCCTAGATATGCAACAAGATCAATAATAGCAATAAATTCACTGGATTGAATATAATCATTAAAATCTTCAGGATAGTTTACTGAGATGTAGTTAAGCATTGTTGATCTGATTGAATCATAATCATATGCTGTAAAGTTTGCTTGTGAAAATGTTCTGTAAACTGTTTTCCAGTCTTCTGCGGCAAATAAATTATTCTGTCTTACTATTTGACTCATTATAATGTTTCTCTTTCAAAATCCAATTGCATTACTGCTTGTTTATTAAATGGTAAAACGTTAATACTGATATCAATTCTTATACCGTTGCCCAACGAATCTAAACGAATGTCTATTAATTCACATCTTGGATCTTCATTTACAATTCTACTACAATCCTCAATTAAATCTTCTTCTGCACTTTCATCAAGTGGTTCATATAATAGATCCCACACAATTGAACCAAATTCAGGATTCATAACTCTTTCGCCTTTTCTGGTATAAAAGTGATTGATAAGATCTTGTTTTACTACATCAATATCATATAGCATATTACTCTTGTTTCCAGCACTCGTTGAAAACCCTTTATAGATCTGATTAAATCCTGAATCTTCACTACTATTTGCAGTGGAATTAGTCATTTGTGTTGAACCCGAGTATGCCATTTCCTTATCCTTAATAATATTTATTGCTTTGATTAACTGCTAACTTAATTATGCTTGACATCTGCTTATAAATAAGTTACATATTAACATATACTATTTAACCAATGAAAAAATACGACCAATTTACTGCTGAAGATAGAGTTGACGTTTTGCTTAACAATGAAGATATACATTATCTGAATGGAGAATTAACTGAAGAAAATATTGGCAAAGCTATAAAATGGATTATTGCTTGTAACCTAAACAAGAAACCTAAAAGAACTCTAAAATTATATGTGAACACCGTTGGTGGGGACTTATATGAAACTTTTGGATTAATTGATGTTATGCGTAATAGCTATCATCACATATCCACAATAGGAATTGGTGCTGTTATGAGTGCAGGTTTTTTAATTTTTGCTAGTGGAAAGCAAGGCGAAAGATACATTGGTAAAAATACTGGTATTATGAATCATCAACATTCAGATGCAATGGAATCTAAAATGCATGATATGAGATCACAGATGAAAGAAAACGTGAACTGTGAACAACGATCAATGCAAATTCTAAGAGATGCAACTGGATTTCCTCTATCAGAAGTACGTAAAAAGTTTAATAATCCTTCTGATCAATACTTTACGGCAAAACAACTGGTTGACTTAAAGATAGCAGATCATATATTATAACAATATGTCAGCAAATTTAAAAAACTTTGCCAATGGCAAAGAATGGTGGTATATGGAAAAAGAACAAGCTGTTCGTTTATTGGATGTCATTACAGATGTGTACAACAAAAAACTTTCAGACGAATTATGGTATGACGACCATGATGTTTCTTTAAAGATGTATGAAATCAAAGACGAAATCATGCGTTTTCCAGAACTCATATTTAAAAATGCTGGTATCAAAGTAGAAAAATCCAAAAAGTGGATAAAATAGTTGTTGACAAACAGCACATTCTAGTATAATATATAGATATGTTTAACTTAATAAAAAACCTATTTGAAGGAGATACACAAATGGCTAGAACTAAACAGTATGTAGTATACACTAGAGAATTTTCTAAAGGAAGAGTAACCAACAAAGTTGGCGTTTTCCTTGATGAGGCTAAAAATGCTCTAGATAACTCAGGTAACGTCAATGGTGGTGTTATCAAACATAAAAATTTGGCAATGAAAAGATCAACACCAACAACTGATCTAGTGTCAAAAGGTTATGATTTCAATGTAAGAGTAATTGGTACTGGTAACTACGAAGTTGCTAAATCAATTAAAAACTCTGTAATTGACTTACTTGCTGATTCAGGTAAAACTGTAATCAATGCAAATGCATAATAATAAAAAAGTTCAAATGTAATAGTTTATAACTATAATAACAAATGACTAAAACTTGGGCGGTATTGCAAAATATCGCCCTTTTTTTATGGAAAGTTAACATATTAGTTAACTCGATTATTCACAATTTTAAATATTATGGTAAAATTTTTATTTGACTTTGTACAAAGTTTTATAATAATATATTACAAACAAAAGTTAGGAGGTCCTTATTATGGATATTATTAACAAAATAAAAACATGGGCATCGGCACTAGCAGATGTGGGTGTTTCTTTAATAGCACTAGGTATTGTACTTGAAGTGTTATTCAGCGGCCAAGGTATTCCTTTTTGGCCAAACATTTCTGTAATTGGAAATGTACAAGCAATTATATCAGGATTTAGTGATCAAGGATTACTAGGCTTGGTAGCTGTTTGG